GCCAGGATGGCTGGGTCTTTGCTGGCGGACGGATTGACCGGCAACCACAGCTGGCCGTCGGGATTCTGGATCGCAAGCCCGTACATGGCCTGGCTGACCTTGTTCTTCTCCCCGCGGACGATTGCCTTCTCGCGCTGCATGGCGATGTTGGCGAGGATGTCGACGACCTTCCGGTTGGCGGAGCCGGTCGCGCGCTTCGATGCGCTGCCGCGGACGTTGAATCCCTGCCCGATGCCGGACCCGGACGCAGGGTCGAAGTCCAGCTCTTCGCGCATGAGCGGCACGTACTTGCCGTACTTGTTCTGCCAGGTGTTCATCAGGCTCTGCGATTCCAGGCCGGTGTCGACCAGGATCTGACGGGTGCCAGCGTTGATCGCGTCCACCCGCTTGGCGAGGCCCTCGAGCATGGCACGACGTGCGGATGGCAGCGCGGCCAGGTACGCGCGGGCGTCTGCGGTGGGGATACCTGACCCAGCGTCTGGCAGGGCGGGATTGATCTTGGCGATCTCCGCGTTGCGCTCTTCGGCGTGGCGGTTGTGCAGGTACTCGTCGAAGTCTTCGATGCTTACCTTGTTCCGGCCGAGGGCTTCGATGAGCGGCTTCAGCTCGTTGTTGGCGAAGTCCAGGGTCTGCTCTGCGGTGCGACCGTGGAACAGCTTCTCCTGCAGGTAGGGGTCCCACTTGTCAGCGATCGCGCCAGTTGCAGCGGTGATCTTTTCCACCACCCGCTTGGTGTCGACTAGCTTGTCCTGCAAGTAGTAGATGATCTCGTCCATCTTGGTGTCGGGCAGGCCGAGAGATCCGGCCGGCAGGGGATTACCGAAAATGTTCTGCGCGCGGCTGAACTGAACCTGCGGAGATATAGCAGAGCGAACCTGAGCCCGGTCAAAAATGCGGTACTCCAAAACGTCCATGGACTCGCCGTTGCCGATATGCACTGCGCCATCGTAGCCAGCCGCTTTCGCCTCGCTCACAAACATCGGGTCGTCGAGCAAACGGAACGCGTCAAGGTACAATTCGCCGAGGCGGCCAGGCGCGTCGCGAATGACATCCTGCACGGTGTCGAACTGGCTTGAAAAATTCTCGAGCCAATTGTCAGTGGCTTCAATTATGTCTGCGAATTTGACCGCCACCTTTTCAGTTACGTCTCGGCCCAGCTTGGCTTCAATTTCGGACAGGTCTGCAAAAGGATCGCTCGGGTTGTCGATCACCGGGTTGGTGATCCGCAGATACGCCGGAATGTTGTGCGGCGCTACGGCGGTCATGCGGAAATCGTTGGGCTCTTCCGCGTATGTGCTGGCCACATCTGGGTCTTCGACGAACGTGATGCTCGGGAGCATGGTCTGCAGCTCGCCTTCGCCTCGGCCAAACTGCCCGCGGTAGACTGCCTTTGGGCTGCCGTCCGGATTGGTGACGATGCTGTCACCGAACCAGCGCTTGAACTCGGGGGTCTGCGCGCGGCTGAACGCCGGCACGACCTTGTCGGGAGAGAACACGGCGATAGCCACATCGTTCTCGGTCTCGCGGAATCGAATGGCGTCGTAGCCGAGATCACGCACCTGCTGCATCAGGCCGACGTTGGGCTCGTCGAAGATTTCCCAGTCCATGTCCTGCGCCGGGTCGTAATCGGAGCGCTCGCCGTCAGTGGACTCGGTCCAGCCGCCGGACTCGTTGAACATCTGGATCGCTTGTTCGCGTTGCTGCGGGTTGTCGACGAAGTCGAACAGGTTGCGCACGTCGAGGAACACGCGCTGCACCTGGCCGCCGGTTCCAGTGGCGTACTGGTTTGCGTAGTCCGGCGTCTCGCTGAAAAAGATCGCGCCTGCGCGGCCAGGTTGCATGTCGGCTGAACGGGAACCGCGATACACCGGGTACTGGACCTGGCTATCCGCCGGGGCCTGTGCGCGGCTGAACGTGATGCGCGGATCTTCTGGGTTGAAAGAGCCTTGGTTATCTACCGACTTGATCTGCTCAGGAAACCACGCGACGACGTGCTTGCGGCCATTTGCAAAAGTCTGCACTACCCCGTCGTACCCCATGACTTCGTTCAGTGCTTTACGGAAAGCCGTGGCGTCACCGCGGAAAAAATCATTTTCCAGCGTGAGCAGGTTGACGTAGACCTCAGACACTTCAGCCAACTGTTGCTTGGTAAAAGGTTTACCGCGGTTGTCGATCCAGTTAGTTAGGGGGCTTTCTTCAGGATCGAAGATGTCAGGCGCCCGTTCCATGATACTGGCGGCTTGATCGCGCGTAACCTTTACGTGCGAAAGATTGGGGCGCCCGTTCATCTGGATGGGGTTCTTGACGCTCAAGTACACCTGCAGCGTACCTGGGCTGCCGGCCCCTCCGGTCTTCGGCGTTCTGGCTTGCGCCGGCTGTTCGTATCCGCGAGCCTCTTCCGGATCATTGGTGAAATAAAAGCCGGATCCAAGCTGGTCGTTACCTTTGCCAGTAATAGCCGGGTCAAACCCAACGTCAAAAATGCTGTCGGTGTTGCCGGTGCCGTGGTACATGACCAGAGGGTTGCCGTCGGCGTCGACGATTACGCTGTCGCCGAACCAGCGCTTGAACGCGGCGGTGTTTATCGGTTGCGCGCGGCTGAACCGGATATTGACCGGCTTGGCCTCCTGGTTCTTTATCGCGCCTTGGTCGGCGATGGTCAGCGTGTCGCCGTCGCGGGCGGAATTGTAGTCGACGAAGAACCCGCGGTGGCGCTTGGCAGCCGTTTCCGGTTTGCCGGTGCGATTTTTGTTAGTAAGACCGATGATCATGCCGCGGTTCAGTTCGTTGCCGGGCTCACCGGGTTTCGGATCCAAGAAACGAGCGTCGTAGTTGTCGCCGTTCCACACCTGGAAGCGCTCCCCCGTTGCCGCGTCAATGATGTATTTCGGCATCTCGGTGCGGCTCGTGAACGCCATCGCTACGTTGTCGCCTTTGAGCATACGCTGAACCATGCGATCCCAGTTCGTGCCCGGGTTGACGATCACTTCGCCGTTTACAATCTGGCTTGCCCCAGTAGAGCTGTATGTCAGGTGGTGGTTCGGGGCTACCGTGTCCGTGCTCAACTTGGTGTAGTCGTAGAACATGACGTCGGGGAACGCCTTGATCAAAGGCTCCCAGATCTTGCCGGCAAAGTCGCTTGTGACGTTCAGGCGGATAGCCGGTTTCATGTCTTCCTTGAGCATCGCGCGACGGAAGCTATCAATTTCGGTGAAGAGTCGCACCGCAAATTCTTCCGGGCTCGCCACCATGGCTTCAGTTTTCAGGTACTGGGACAGCCTGGGGCCGGAACGGAATTGGCCTACGCCTCCGTACAGCCAGTTCTGACCACTGGTTTCGCCGAGGCAAAGGTCAAGGCACATCGCGCTCTGCGGGCACGATGTGAGCTTCTGCTTGTCGTTGATCTTCTGCGCGCTGGCCAAGCCGAGGCCAAGCGACGCCACGCTCTGGCCGTCGTAGGTAAGGCCGTAATCACCAACGCGAGTCTTTTCCAGTTTGCCGTTCTCGCCAAGCAGCGTGCCGATGTTGTGGTTTTCACGAAGCACCGTGCGCGCTTCGGACGCCATGCGCCGGCGCTCACCGGGGCTTGCTGCCCGCATTTTGGTTACCGCATCGCCTATGCTCTTCTGAATGTCGGCGAGCGTGCGATCCGGGTGAAGACCTTTGTCGCGCGGCGCGTTCAAGGTGAAGAGCTTGGTCATCTTCGTCTTGAAGGTCTTGCCTTCAGCGATCGGCACGAAAAAATCCTTGCGGCCGTCAGCGTACTCTTGCAGCACATGGACTTGAGCGGGGTCGACCTGCACCAAGACATTTGCGCCCCCAAGGGGCTGCTTCAGAGCACCTGGCTGGGCCGCTACTTTGGGCGCGCTAGACTCGTTGGTGAGGTAGATGCGCGTGCTGCGCTCCGTAGCGCCGCGCACAACCTTGTCACGGCGTACCTGCTTGGCGACGTCGTTGGTGGTAGGGAAATACAGCGTCACGGTCCCGTTTTTGTTCATCGGGATTCCAAGCACCGGGTGGTTCCCGTAAGCGCCTTCCTGCTTGATCGAGAATTGCGGGTTGAGATCCAGCTCAAGCTGGCCCTGCGATACATAGGGAAGAATGCCGTACTTTTCCTGGAACTCTTTCGCCTTAACCACGTCTTCGGAGCTGGCGGCTAGATCATCAGGACGCACGTTCTCCTGCCGCAGCTGCGCCGTTTCCGCCCCAGCTGCCGTAACCGACGGCCCTGCCATTGCGGCGGCAGGGGCTGCCGGCTGGGTAGCCTTCCGGAAATTGATGAGCGCCGTTTGCGCGGTCAGCTTGGCGCGGTTCAGGTCGCGGATGTAGCTGTCGACCTTCTTGGACTCGGTCTCTTTTGCCACACCTCGCAGCTTTGCCAGTAAGCTGTCGATAGCCGCCAGCCAGCGCTTGACGAAAGCCTCGAACCCTTGCGGGTCCGCCTTTGCCAGGCTCTCCATGAATTCACGGTCGGTGGCACGGTTGCCCATGAAGTCCGACACCATCTCGCTGCGCAGTTCTTCGCTTTGCAGGAGCTCTTGCAGGCGGGCCTCGCGGGCGGTGGGGTCAGCGATGCCGTCGAGCTCGTCCTTGTACAGGAAGTTGCCAGCGTAAGCGCGCTTGCCCTCGTCGGTCATGTCGTCGAAGATTTCGTAGATCTGGTCCACGTAGTCCTGAGCCGGCGTGCCAGTCTTGCCCTGCGCGCGCTCTGCCGCGGCCAGCTTCTCGAGGTGATGCGTAACTTCATGCAGCGCGGTGGGCGCCACGCCAGCCTGCGTACGGCCGACGTTGACCAGCGAGTAGCCGCCCAGGTTGACTCCGTTGATGGCGTTCTCGGACGTGTCCGAGAAAGCGACCACTTTTGCGCCGGTCAGTTCTCCGAGGAGGTCAGCGATAGCGGTGAAGCTGGCTTCGTCTGCGGGGTCTGGATCCCCAAACACGACGGGGCTGGCTTCGCCTCGGTTGCTTGCCCAGTCGTCGATAAGGGTTTGAGCAGCTGCTCGCGCCTGTCGGCCGGCAGGCTGTCCAGCCAACGGCTGACTGCCCAAGTCGGGCATGGCCGCGGTGACGGTGAGGATTCGGTCATTGTTGATGCCCTCCTGCATGGGCGCCATTGTCGGAGCAAAAGTGCCGCCTGCCGGCGCCTGGCCCACGTCCGCGCGGGCGCGGAGCTCAACTTCAATCCCACGCCGGGTGACGGCAGGGGTGTCGTTGTTGTCGAGCAGGGCTGTCAGCTGGTCGTCGGTGTACGTCGTTGTCGGGCGACCCAAGATGCGAGTGGGCCTGGGAACCGGGGTGCGGAGGCTGGGCGCCGCAGCGCCGGCCGCTGCCGGCTGGCGGGTCTGGATCGGGCCGACCGTCCGGCCGTAGATCTCAGCTGCGCGGGTGAGCGCGGCGGTCTGCACCGGGCCGGGGGCGTTCGCGCGGGCCATGCTCAACTGCGCGTTGAAGTCGGCCCGGCTTTCCTCGTCCATGGCCCTCGTGTCTGCCGCCAGGAGCGCGTTCAGGTCAGGGGCTGCCGTCGGCTCAGGTCTCGCCGCAGGACGCTCCTGCGCGGCGCTGATGGCTTCTGCCGGGGTGGCGCGCGGGGTGGGCTGCTGGATCGGGCCAACCGTCCGACCGTAGGTCTCCGCCGCGCGAGCCAGCGCCTGTGCGCGCTGCTCAGGAAGATTGGCGGTACGGGCGGCGGTCAGGTCAGCCAGGAATTCTTGCCGCTCGGGGGCGGGCATGGCGGAGATGTCCGCAGACATCAGCGCTTCAGCGGTCAGCTCAGACGGGCGCTCAATAGGAGGCAGCTCCGCCGACACGGTGCCGCTCATTGCCTGCTGCAGCAAGCCGCGGCCCTGTGCCAGGTTGGCGCCGTAACCGACCGGCTCGGGAGTGGCCACCGGAGCGGGCGGTACCGCCGGAGCGGGCGGTACCGCCGGAGCGGGGGTGAGCCCGGCTTCACGCTCCAAGAGCTCCAGATCTGCGCTCAAACCGGAGGCCATGCTTGCGGCAGCTTCTACCGCCTCGCTGGCGTTGGTAGCCGCCTGCAGCCGTTCGCCGGCGGGGATCGCGGATTCTACGGGGCGAGCTTCGCCCGGCTGAACGGTGCGAAGGCCGCTTGTGACTTGTTCTGCGCCGGCAAAGTACGTGGCGCCGGGCGGTTCTTCTTTCGAAGACAAGCCGCCAGCCAGAAGGCCGAAGCCGCCACCAGTTGCGGCCCCCAAGCCAGCGGCCTGGCCAACGCCAGTAGAAAGCGCGGCAGTCGGGTCGATCTGCGCTTGAGCAATGTTGGCGGTAAGCTGCGTAGCGCCCTCTTCCAGGCCTTCCGACGCGGTTTCACCCGCCAAACCGGTCAGGGCGCGGCGGCCGCGCGAGCCGGTGAGCGCTTGCCCGCCAAGCGCTTTTTCAATTGTTTTGGCGCCAGGTAGGGCGTTCAACCCAAGGGTGACAATGCCGCCAGCGATGGCGCTGTTCTGCGCCAAGCGGGTGGAGATTTCACGCTTTACTTCCGGCAGCAAATCAAGATTGCCGCCAATCCGGTCTTGCACTTCCGGGTTTGCCAGCCACACATCGTCAGGCAAGTTGATCAACTGCTCATAGGCCGACTGGCCAAAATCCGCGGACGAAAGCGCGGTGCCGCCGCCAACGCCGCCAGCTACGGCCGCGCTGGTAGCCGCTTTTTCGGACAGCTCTTTTCCAACGACTCGAGCCGCCCCACCGGCGGCTAACCTGGTACCGGTGCCAGCGCCGCCGCCCACTGCGATATTTGGTATCTGCTTGGCCAGCTCCCCTACGAACAACATGGGATTGCTGACAGTTTCCCAAAGCGCTACGCCGGCCTTGCCAAGTTCTGTTTCTGCGGCGTCTATTTTTGCTTGGCGGGCTTGTTCAGCGGCAACGTATTCCGCCGATCGGCGCTCTTCCCAGAATTTAGACGTGTCCGCGCCAAGCCGGGTAAGCGTGTTATCCATGTCGCCGGATGCAAGTCCGTACGCAGACCCTAGCAGGTTGACTACTTGGCCGGCGCCGACGCCAAAGTTTGCAGCGAAGTCAGTAATTGATTCGCCAAAAGTTCGGCTTTTAGGCTCTTCAAGATCTGGGCTTTTAGAGCGGGCGCCGACCATCGGGTCAGACTCCCAAGGGGCGTTGTATATCGGGTCAGAATCCCACTTTGCCACGCGTCGGCCTCACTGTTTGGTTCGGATGTTACCCTGCGGATCGCGGTATCGCGTGCCAGAAGGCAGTTTGTCGTAGTCCGCTTCAGAATTTATTGTTGGGACCCCGCCGGGCGTAGCCCCAGGCAGTCGGACGTCGGCCACGCCCTGCAAAACAGAATCCGCCATGGCCGAATACCGCTCGGCGTCAGCCGAAGCCTGAGCCCGTTCTTCTTCGGTAAACGCGTTATCTGCTCTTTGCCTAGCCGCGTCCGCCATTCTCGCATAACTGCCCCCAAGAGACACCACGTCGCTATAGCTTCGCGTCGTAGACGCGGGCGCCCCGGTTAGCGCGGCCAGCCTTTGCGTCAATACTTCTTTCTGTTCGGGCGTTTCGGCGGCGGCAAGCTGGCGGCGAAGCTCGCGCTCTTCGTTTTCCCAAGCTAAATCACTTTCTGATTCTATTCGGCGAGCGCGTGCTTCCGGGGTTTCTTCGGACTCCATCTGGCGCTGAATCAGCCCGCCGTATTCGCTGCCTTCGCCGTAACGCCTCCGGAGGATATCTTCATCGGCAGTGGCCTGCGCTTCCGCGGTGCGGCCAATGTTGCCGATTGCGCGGTCTTCAGCGGCGATGGTCATCCGCTCCTGCGCTTCAGCCAAACGCAGGCGCATCTCCTCTTCTGCCTGGAGCAGCGCCTTCCTGGAGTTGGTTTCGATCTGCGCGGCGGAAACTGCGCCGACACCTTTCGACAGGCCGCCAAGCGCGGCAGCGATCAAGCCTCTCATGCGGGCATCTCCTGAGCCATGGCCGCGTCAAACTCAGACCGGTCAACCCCGAAACCTTCAAACATGGAATCGATCATGATCTCCATCGCCTGCCCGATTTCCTCGTCGGTGACGGTCGCCATCTTGGACTGATTCACGAAGTCGGCGGCTTTCAACAGAAGCAGCATCGCCGCCGGGATCAGCACTTCCTGGGGCATGCTCCCGTTCGACTCGTTGAACAGGAACACCATTACCTTGGCGATACCCTGGCCCAGCTTTTCAGCGTTGCCGCCGGGCGCCTGCAGCTGGTCCAACATGAACTGGTGCGTCTCTTTCGAGAACAGCACTTTCATGCCAGCGGCGACCACTCGTTCGTAAGCGTCTTGGAGTTCGGGCGGGAGCTGGATCTTATCTTCGACGTCTTTGATGTTCATGGCTTAACTCCAGGCATGTTCTGGGCGAGAAGGCCCGGCGACTGGTACGGGTTTGGTTGACCCGGCAACCCGATTACCGGATTGACCGTCAGGTAACCCTGGTTCAGATTCTGCCTGCGGCGCTTCTCCTGCTCGATGGCTTCAAGGGCGGTTCGCGCGGTGGCGTCGTTGACGTCGATCTTGGACTCCATTTCTCGGATCTCGGCGTCGGTCTTGCCACTCAGGAAATTGGCCACCTCACCGGTGCCCGCCGCCAAGACTTGCGCAAGCTCAGGGTTTTTAGAAACCCAGTTACCGGCGGTTTTCAGCGCGCCGCCGACAGTGCCCAACAGCGTGCGCGGCGCAGCGGCGGTAACTGCCGGAGACGCCATCGGTGTTACGCCGCTCGCCAGCAAACCGCCGGCCCGGCCGGTAGTCGCGGTTTTGAGGGTAGGAGATACGCTCGACTGCAAGGCCGACCTGGTAGCGGTCATCGGGGTCGCCGCTGATGCGGCTTTTGCGGCCGCGGCGGCCTTGGCCGAAGCGCTCATGCCCAGTGTTTTGGCGCCAGCGCCAAAAGCACCCATCGTACCAAGCGTACCAATACCGCCTACTACGGCGCCTATCTTGGCCAGCTTCTGGTTTTTCGTGGCCGCACCCACGACGGACAGCGCGGTGCCCGCGACGGCCATGCTTTTCATGATGCCAGCGGCCATCACCGCGCCTTTCACGGCGGTTGCGGCGGCGACTACGGGCGCGATTACGGGTGGCATGTGGCCTCCTTTTTCGGCTTCTCCCACGGCATCGCGGAGAGCAGGTAATACTTGAAATCAGAATCGGCCCAGGTCTTTTTGAACCCAAGCCGGCGGACAAACTTTTCGGCTGACCGTAGCCCGTGTGGCACTCTCGTGGTCAGCATCCCGTACCGGTCAAACACCGGCCCCAGCATCTCACGTACCGCGCCACGGCTGCTCGCGCGGGGCGTGTCGACTATCGCGAAATGCACTTCCATTCCCTTCACCATCAACGTCCCTGCGTGCTCACCAGCGATCGTGAGCGGCACCAGCTCCCAGCCGTCCAACATCTCCGCCGGCAATTTCAGCGGGGCGGATAGTTGGTCCCTGGTCATCCGAATTTCAAAAGATCTGTCAGCCCGTCGACCTTGTTCACCTGCTCGAGGAACTGCAGACTGGTATTAAGGTTGGCCTTTTGCTGATCCACGGCGGCTTGCTTTGCGGCGGTCTCCAAGTCAGGGTCCGCCATGAGCTTGGCGATGTTGTCAGTCGTTTGCTGGAACAAGGTGGTCGCTTGCTCTGACACCTGCGCCCGGCGGTTAAAATCCGCCAAATCCTTGTCGGCGGCAATAAGCCGCTCCTGTTCGGCCTGACGGTTTTTAGCGTCTGCTTCAAACCTGCGCGCCTCGTTTTGAGCGTCTTGCGCCCGCTCACGCAAACGCTGCGCGTCGGCGATAGCCTGCGCGGCCGCGATGTTTTTGGCTCTAGCCTCTTCAACATTGGCAGTGTTTTTGGCTTGTGCTTCAAATTCTTTCGCTCGGTTTTCCGCCGCAAGAGCCTCGCGGTTGAATTGATTGGCGTCCGCTGCAGCTTGGATAGCGGCCTGGTTAGACGCCCTCGACGTTTCAATGGCCGCGGTGTTTTGAGCCTGCGCACTAAATTCACGAGCGGCGTTTTCAATCGCCATTGCGTCACGGTTAAGTTGATTGGCGTCCGCTGCAGCTTGGATAGCGGCCTGATTTGCAGCGCGAGAAGCCTCAATACTGGCCGTGTTTTGAGCCTGCGCGGTAAACGCCCTGGCGTTATTTTCAGCCAGCGCCGCCGCGGCTTTTGCGGCGTTCGCGGCGTCAGCCGCAAACGCAGCAGCGTCGTTTTTGCTTTGCGCGTTGAACGCTGAAGCCGCGTTGTTGGCGTTCGCCAAAAATTCTCGACTGGCGTTAATCGCCCTTTGATTGTCAGACAGCGCTTGATTCGCAGACTCAGCGTTAAACGCGGCGCTGGCATTCACTTCTCGGACGTTGAACTGCTCCATCAAATTCTGTTGTTCAGCGTTGAACTGCGCGGCCTTGGCAAAAGTAGCCGCATCGGCGGTCGCGATCGGAGTCGCCGTTTCAGTAATCGCGCGAAGCGCCTCGCCTTCGGCCATACTGGAATTCAGCAGCCCCTTTCGGTTCATTCCTTGGCGGGCTCTTGTTTCGGCCAGGGTCAAAAGCGGGGAGCCTTTGGAAAGCAGTCCCTGCAGTCGACCTTCGACAGTTTGACTGGGGTCTACCGCCCAATTAGAAACCTGCCCTTGCTTGGCGTCATATGTTTTGTAGCCGCGCGTATCGGCGGTGTAGCCTTCAGCGGTATACGTCTCTGGGGTGTACCCTTGAGAGATGTAAGTCGCGGCGTCGTATCCAACCGCCGTCGGTCCAGATGTAGTCGCGGTCTTGACCGTATCCTGGCCATAAATTTTTGCGTCATACCCAGTCGAGGTCGGTCCAGATGTAGTCGCGGTCTTGACCGACGCAGGGTCGTATTTGGCAGACGTGTAGGCACTTATGTCGGGTCTGGTTATAGTCGGTTTCTGCACCACGTCCCCGGCGCTCGTGATTGGCGTGTAGGTCGTAATGCCGCCCGGACCGGTAGTGGTTCCAGGCGCGGCCGCCGCCGCCCTTTCATCTTTCGCCATAACCATCGCTTTCAAGTCGTTGAACGACCGCGCGGAACCGTTGAGCAAAAGTTTGTTGGCTTCCTGTAGTTGGATGTCAGGGTTGAGCCCGCGGCCGACAGCCCATGCGCGGATTTCAGAAGCCTCTTCCGGCGACAACGTGTATTTCGCCGCGCCCACTTGTTCTTGGGTGTCTTTCGCCGCGACCAAGTTTTTGAGCCCGGCAAAATCGGTCGCCTGCCCACTGGCCAATAGCCCGCGCGCAGATCCCAGCTGGACGTCCGGGTTGAGCCCGCGGCCGGTGGCCCAATTGCGGATTTCAGTTTCGTTTTCGGCGGTCAGTTGGTAGGGGGACGTCTTGCCGGTTTTTGACAGCGCCAGTCGCCTGAGGTCGTCCATGTTGGCAGCCTGGCCAGAGATCAGCAGATCCTGCGCTCCCTTGATCTGGTTCTCCACGTTCAACCCACTGGCGCCGGCCCAGGTCTTTATTTCGGCCAGGTCCGCATTGGAAAGCTGATAGGGATTTTGCGCTGCCATATCGTGATCGCTCGTAATTTGCGGGTAAGACTAAGGGATAGGTATCAGTCCGGCAAATACTCTGCCTCAGCTTCCCGGCGCCGCACAAGGCCTCTCAGGACTCGCCCGTTGGCCCGCACCCAGCGCCTGATCTCGTGCCGGGCTTCATCCCACTCACGGGCATTAAGCCTACGCCGCAGGGTGCTGTTCTTGTACCGGCTGGCCCCGAGGTTGTAAATGAAATCAGCTATTGCTCCCAGTGCTTCTTCGTTCCCAGCAAGGCCAGGCGTCATCCTCACGGCGGCGGGCAAACATTCTCTCTGTAATTGCTGGATCAACCACAACTCTGCAACGTCTGCCGTGATCGGCGGATCGTCCATCGTGACCTTTGAGCCATCGGGCTTCCAGACCGTTCCCCAGCCGATTGTGGCGAGTCCCGCCGGACACAAATATGGCTTCAGGTATAACCCTTCAAAATGTTTGCAGAGAGCAACAGCGGTAGACAGGGCTTTCTTCACGATTGTCTCTGCCTGTCGTACACCCTGCCAACAAACCAGAACGACAATACCATAATCAGTATCGCCATATCGTCCGCCGTCCAGCTACTGACCAGTACTTCCTTCCAGTCGCCACCAGCCTGTACTGCCATTGTCATGCCGACAATCTTGACTAGAGAGTACATAATCACGAACCAGTACGTGACGATAGGACGAACCAACGCAGACACCGCAGCCACAAATTTACCCGCAGCCCTAGCCGTCTGCCCTTGCTCTTTCACCGCAGCAGATATTGCATCCATTTCGGCAATCGTCATCGCCGCATCGACCTTGCGCATCTCGTGCTCCATGCGCTTCTCGGCAATGCGGATTTCGATCTCCATCATCGCCAGCTCGTGCGCACGTTCGTTCTTGCGGTCGAGGCCTTTCAGGATTTCCGGGGCAAGCCGAAGCAGGCCACCAAGGCCGCCGCTAGCTACCGTAACGAGTGTCTCCCACATTACTTGTCCGCCTTCTTGTCCAATTTGCTGAAGACCTTGTCAAAGTTCTGATTCATCTCTTGCCGCAGCGCCTGCATGTCGGCGCGGAATTCAGCCCTGCTCAGGAGCGCGGCTTGCTCGCGTTGGAGCGCCTCAATCTTTCGATCCTGCTCCTTGTTGTCTTCACGCGTTGTTTTCACGAAATAGGCCACGACAGTACCTGCTCCAGTGATGAGGGCGTCAATGATGTTTGCGTCCGGCATGAGGCTGCTTCCTTGTCTTCGGAGTTAATAACTGCCAATTAGGGCTCTTCGCCTTTTAGAATTTTGTCCGCCCTGGCCTGCTCGAGGTAATCGTTGTCGACCATGTACTGAATTGCGCTTGCGACAGCGTTTGACCCCAACCGAATTTCAAGCAAACGGGGGTCGTCAACCAGGCTAAAAAAGTCAGCGATTACGGGGTCTGAGGCCTTGGCCTGATTGAGGGCCACCCGTTCCGCAGAAGTGAACAGCAGTTTGAATTGAACGGCGGAAAGAACCGGAGACGCGACTGAACTCGGATCCACTGTAACACTCGGTTTAAGCGGTTGCTGCCACTGATTGTTTACAAACTCCATGCCGTTTTCAGCCTCGTCAGGCACATCCGTAGAATAGAACTGCGCGACGCTGGGGTGGTAAACCTCGGAAGGGTTACCGTGGCAGACGTCTTTGATTCTGTTATTTTCAACCCATGCTTTTTTCATTTTAAATCTCCTGGTCAATATCCGGGCGTCCAGCAAAGGACAACAAAACCTGCGCCTCCGGATCCTGCGGCGTTGTTAAACGCAGCGCCGCCGCCACCGCCTCGCCCGCCATTACCTCCGAAGTTGTTGCCGGCACCGCCACCGCCACCGAGACCGCCGTCACCCCCGTTTGCAAGGCCAGCGCCGCCGCCGCCGCCAATCCCGCCAGCGCCGCCTACCTGGTTGCTACCGCCGCCGCCGCCACCGGACGCGCCACTGCCTCCAGTACCACCAGAAGCGTTTCCAGCGCCCCCTCCGCCACACAGCGTTTTATTCAAAACGTGAAGCCAATTGCCGTTTTCGTTGGGCTGAGACGCGGGAAAAGTGTTTCCTATCCCTCCCGCTGGCCCGCCCCCACTGGTCGCCCCGGTAGTGCCAACCAGTGCCGATGACGCCGAACTTGTTCCTCCGCCGCCCGTAGCGCAAGTTGCTCCAGGGCCGGTTATCAGCCCGGAACCAGTAGTTACGCCACCGCCGCCTGAATAAGCTACAAAGTTATTTGCCCCTGTGGCAGCCCCCGATGTACCTAATCCCCAAGCCCCGCCACCGGTGAACGCCTTATTGGCCGAACTGTTCCCTGTAGCTAAACCACCTGCTCCGCCGTTGCCGTACGGAGAACCAGATGCGCCACCCCCAGCCCATCCGTAACCCGAAGAGGAATTGCCCCCCGCGCCGCCTGAAGCCGTAAAGGCGTTTCGGACCCCGCTGGCTGTTCCCGTTCCGCCGGCGCCACCTGAAGCGCTGGTCGATGTCGATCCGCCGGTAGCAGACAACAAGGTTCCAAAAGACGAGGTGCCGCCTGCAGCGCCGACAGTTATTGTCGGCAGCAATTGCCCAGGAACAACATCCACAATTCCTTGCGCGTAACCGCCACCGCCACCGCCACCGCCGCCAGTTCCGCCGGAGCCCAGATACCCGGCTCCGCCCCCGCCGACTACACACACCAACATCTGGTATACGTTAGCGGGAACAACTTCCGCAGAAGTCGTTGAGTAAATCATCTTGAACTCAGTCCAAGCCGGAGGCGAAATTCGCGTTGGCGCGTTGGGGCCAGGAGGCAAACCGATCAATCCTTGGTTCATCAGAAATTACCTCCAAAAGCAATTACGTTGAAAGTCTCAGCCACCTGCGTGCTGGCCCGCAAAGAAAAACCGTTGGGCAGTGTGATGGGCAAAAACCGGGCGTAAGTCTCGGGCCGCAACTGCGCTTCAAAGGATGGATTTGTAGCCGACACCGTATTGGCCGGGATGGCTATTTCAGTAAGCAGTCTCGCGTTTGTACCGTCGTGAATGAACAGCCGGACCATGCCGGCGGTGGTTGTGCCAGTCGCTTTCACAACCACGCCATCTATGCGGCTGCCATTGGACCCCGCGGTAAAAACAGTGGCTATTGTGCCGGTGCCGTCTCGGTTTGTGTTTGCGACAGAAACCTGGCCTATGCCAGTATTTGACGCCGCCGCGTAGGAAGGATTGTTTGCCATATAGAGTCCTCAGACTGTCCCGATTGCAAGAAGAGGGAGTTGGTTGATACTGACCCCTCGGTATTCTAAGCCAGTTCCGGTGTCATTTACCGTAATTGCTTCGCCGGGGGATCCGATAGTGGTAAGGCCCGTGCCTCCGTTCGTGGTCGCCAAAGTGCCGCCCAACGTCATGGTCCCACTGATCGTGATTGGGCTGTTGGACACCGTAAGACCCGTCGTGCCGCCGCTGACGCCAACCGACGTCACGGTGCCGGATCCGGGGAAAAGCCCGATCGCGAGTTTGAAATCGCTGTCGCTCAGAAGCGACACGCTGTTGTCCGCGTTCACCCTGGGGAAACGAATTGCAGAAGGATCCGTTACCGTGAAAAAACTAGCGCCCGTGGCCGTGGCACCGAGCGCGGTGCGCGCGGCGGAAACCGTTGTGGCCCCGGTGCCTCCGTTCCCAATAGCAAGCGTACCGGTGACGCCCGTGGTCAGCGGAAGCCCCGTGGCGTTGGTCAACGTAATCGTTGGCGTGCCCAAGACGTTGCCGGTCAGGTTGCCCGTGACGTTGCCCGTGACGTCGCCCGTGACGTTGCCGGTCAACGGACCAGTGATAGCGGAGAACACACCTGTTGAAGGCGTAACCCCACCTATGGCCGTACCGTTGATCGTGCCGCCCGTGACAGTGACCGAGCTGGACGTCAACGGGCCAGTGATAGCGGAGAACACACCTGTTGAAGGCGCAACCCCACCTATGGCCGTGCCGTTGATCGTGCCGCCCGTAATAGTGACCAAGCTGGATGTAACCGCCCCAGTGTACCCGACGGAAGCGGTCAACGACGTAAACGCGCCGGCAGCCGATATTGAATCACCTATCAGCGTGTTATTGATCGTGCCGCCTGAAATGGTCGGATTGGTCAACGACAACCCAGTGATACCAGTTACCGTTTCAAGCGCTGTGCCGGCCGGGTTGACCGCCACCAATTTCCCGGCGGTAGAACCGTTTAGCGCGGGGAGCTTATCCCACCCCTGGCTGATCAAACTGAATTCATTGCGAATGGCCGCCGAAGAACCCGGATCGTTCGGCGCGGGAACTGTCCCGCCGTTATAGTAACTGTTGGTCATCTCAAGCCTCTTCGCATCGTGTAGTGCAAGATTATGCTGTTGATCGTGAACGGCTCCAATTGATCCGACACCGTCGAAATACGAACCGCGATATTCTCAGCGGTGCCTCGCACTTCAACTTCTGATGGCGAGACGTCAGACCCGTCCCAAACAAAATTGTCCCACTCAAATTCGTCCCAATACGACGCTCTCAAATCGCTGGCATGGGTCGAATTTACGTCTTGGTCAATGTACGGCGTACGATACCCGAGATCGTACCCAAATTGAAATTCTGCGTACGCGTCGCCGGTCACTTCGACACTGGCTTTGCGGTACCTTTTCAGTATCCTGGGCGAGCCTTTTGCGTTAAACGGCAGCGCAAAATTGGCGGCAATTGGAGCGCCGTCAAAGCTGGTCCCGCGCTCCAGCTCGTAAACGAATCCGTTTTCTCCGCCCAAGAAAATTCGTGCCGTGCCGGTGGCGTCCTCGCCTTCAAAAGAACAGAACGGGGTATTCGGAAATTGCATCGGCATGGCGCCCAGAAGACGGCCGTTAAGTACGGTCAAGTAGACCCCATAGCCGTCATTAAAGAACAATCGGTATTGCCCTTTTTCCCGGTTCACGGTGCTCGCGGCCAGCTTGTTGATGCGGGGCTGCATGAACGGGCGGATGTTCATCGTCAGCGAGGCGGGGGTAAAGTTGCCGAAGTTGAGGCTCGTCCCCAAAGTAATCACGCCGCGGTCGTCAAGAACGTACGCCTGGTCCATGGTCTGCGCAGAATACGCCACCGCGCCAGTGCCGGTGTTGAACGTCGACAGCGCAAAATCTTGAGAGCTGGTGCCGTACAAGACGGCCGTATCGCGTCGGGTGTACACACCCAGCGCGCCGCTTGTCTGGTCACCGGGGAGGGCGATCAGGCAGGTAATGGTGTCCGCCATGGCGATCTCGCCCGCGCCTAAAAGCGGCGTCCACTGATACGGCAAGCCGAGCCCTGAAAATTGCAGCGAGGCTCCAAACGACAGAAACAGATGCTGTCTGTGAACCGCGATGTGGTTTGGCTTGTCAACGGCCATACCCGTGCTGATCGGCACAAACACCGTGCCATCGAATTCCCACGCGCGGTTAACCCCGTCGCAGCCGTACGCCCGGTAGTTGGACACGCCGCCACCGATGCTGCCGATCACTATCTCAAACCGCCCGCCATCGTCTAAAGTTATAGCGGAGCTGTTGCCGGCGATCGTGGCCACGTTGGTATTGGCACCCACGTTGAGGTTTTCAGATTGAAAAGTGCCGCTCTGTGACGCAAAGATGAGACGGCCAGCTGCATCCCCGCCGCCCCACGTTCCTGATTCAAGGACGACCCTGGTTATAACCGCCGTGGCCGCCGACGTCGCGCCGGTGATGGTGTCGCCTTCGACTATCTCGTACGTGCCGCCGCTGGTGAACGCTAGCTCTCGGCCAAGCGCGACCTGGGACCAGCCCGATCCGGTCGACTTGTACATGTCAACTGCGGTACCGCCGGCATTGTCTCGCAGCGCGTAGACCGTACCCTTGTACAAAAACACGCCCCTGACAGGCCCAGATCCAGGAACGGCGGTGATGTCTGACCGGTATTCGTCGGCGGCCAAGTTCTTGTACGCGGCCGCGGTAGCGCCATCGGCGGTAATTCCCAGCTGGGATACCAGCGTGCCAACCGGCGCGGCGGATACCTCGAGAATTTCCCCCAGCGTAAATGACCCGCTGACTTTTGTGCCGATCAACGTAGATCCGGATACCGCGATGACGACCGCGGTCTCTCCCGACGTGTCTCCAGTGATTATGTCGCCTACGCTGACCGCCGCCGTAAGCGTGCAAGTGAACACCGTGTACAGCGCGTCAGAGGGCCGCGGGCGGCCGTCAAATCTTTCGTAGCCGGCGATCCGCGTGTAGCCCCCAGTGATGGCCGCCTCAAAATTTGCAGCGCGCCTGACGAATCCTGGGGGCAATGAGAGGGTAGGCGTGACCTGGTCAAAGCCGCCCTGCAATCGGATCAGGTCGTACTGGACTCGGGGCATCGCCGGCAGCGTCGACATACTGACCTCAGGCGAGTGGCGGGCCGCTGATCAAGTCAGGCAGCTGATCGATTTCCAGCCTGTTCATCAGGCGCTTGAATTCGAGCTCGCCACGCTGGTAAACCTCGGTGGCGGCTTCGTACCCGGCGTAGAACATCATCGCCCGGTAGACAATCATGGGGTGGAACCGAGCCGGCAGATCCGGCTCTTCCGTGGCCGTCGTGAATTCGGTGGGCTTCCGGTAATACTCCCCGACGATCACGTAAGGCTGATTGGGGATAGCGCCGAGCCCCAGGTTCTTGCTCGGCGGGACGATGGTCACCACGACCGGGCGGGACTGCGTGTTCCGCATGTTCGCGTACTGGTACAGATTCCGGAACGTGTTCCATTCCATGAAGTTCAGCAGCTGCTCGTCGCCGTAGTTGGCGCCGACGCTGCTGGCCCTGAAGCTGTCTCGTTTCCAGTTTGCGAACGTGGAACCCACGCCCACCTCGGTCGGGGTGTACTGCCACTGCGCCCCGACAGTGTTGAACTGCAGAGGCTGGCGCATGAACTGCCAGTCCTCGTGCGCGGTCTGAACGTCTACCCACGCGGCGTTGATCCAGTCATGGAACCGCAGCGATTCACCGGTCAGGCCGGTGACAGTGGTCAAGGCAGGGCCTGTGACTCCGCACTCTTGCCTGGCCCGGTTGATCAGCTGCAGGAAAGTCATTAGCCGGCCTCTGCCAAGATGTTAGCCAACCATGCGCGGCCTTTCGGGTTCTTGTCTTCGGTGACAACGAACGGGAATGCCAGGCCGTGGCGGGCAGACATGACGATGCGGTCAGGCTCCGACGGGTTCGGGGTCGACTGCGTGTAGCGGGTCTCTTTCATGCGCGCGAGGACTTCCACAAACTTGCGGCGGACGGGCACGTCCTGCCCGCGCGGGATGACCTGGTTGAGGCCGTTCACGTTGAGATGCGCGTACGGGGGCTCGTTCTCGTTCGTGGTCGGATGGATCATCACGGTGACGACCTCTTCCATGAACGCCTCTTTTTTCAATTCTTGCTTGAAGTCGCGGTTGCCGGATACCGGCTCCACAAGCTCTGCGTTGTCAATAATTTCGATCGGACCTTTCGCCATCGGATTTGCTCCTTGTAATGGATTGCCCCAAAAAAGACGAGCCGCCGTAACGGCTCGTCAAGCACTCCTCCCTCCTCAGGGGGTAAAAGAAGGGAGGAGTTGACGGCGACTGTTACTGAGCGCTGCCCGGCATCTGGGACAGGTTCAGGTAAGTTGCGGTGTTGCCGGTACCCAGCGTCGAGGTGCCAGGCGTAAACGTCTGGCTCGAGCTGGTGCTGACCTTAATCAGTCCGAACGGGGTCAGGTTGGCTGCGGGCGGGTTGGGCACCGGGCAGGGATCGCCGGCGGACACGATCGGACCCTGGGAGGTCGATACGTCGCCATTGGAGGCCAGCCACAGACCAAACACGCATGCCTGGCTGTTGCCAAGGGCGGTGTGGCCAGAGCTGAAGGCGATGTTGTTGGTGCCCGACTTGGAGCGGAAGATACCGTTGTTGGTGTACGCGATCGTGGATGCGATCTGGAACGTGCCAGCGTTGGTACCTGCGGCGATGGCGCCAGAGGTGAGCGACATAAAGCCGCTGTTGCTTTGTTCAATGTTGTACGACATGTGCTTGTCTCCTGATCGGGGTGGGGTTACGGCAGCAATTCGGGGGTAACGGCCGACGACGTGGTCGCGGTCGTGGTGCCCGTGCTGCCAGCGCCAGTGGTAACGCCAGAATGCACATGCGCGTCGTAATTCGTGCGCAGCGTATTCAGAGACGTCGACAGGGCGTTGATGTCGGCCAGAATCGCTTCGAGCAGCGGGCGCAGTTCGCGCGAGGTCAGCTCGTCAGGGATCTTGGGGGCGCGTTGTTTGATGCTTTCGCTCATGGTGTGATCTCCACAGTGGGGCGCCCCCGAAGAGGCGCCCCGTCAGATTACAGTGCGGTCACACCGGCTTCGATGCGGGCCATCCAGGAATCGTTCAGACGAACGCTGGCGAACCAGGTCGAAGCGCCCACATAGCCGAACTGGCCGAGCGGGTTGGCGTGGTTGGTCTGCGAAGCCTTCAGGACAACCGGCTTGATGGCCGACATGCCCTTCAGCGCTACCTGGCCCCAGGCGTCTTCACCGATCACCAGGAACGGATACACGTCGACGTTGGCGGCGCCAATCGACAGCATGCCATTCAGGGTGTTGGAGCCGGCGGCGAGGAACGGCTGCAGCAGCGGGGAGCTGATGAAGCGGAAGTCTTCGCATGCGCCGATCTCGCGGTCGTGGATCGGCTTGAAGCTGCCGTATTCCTCGACACGGGTGAAGCCCGGCAGGTTACGCACGTCGGACACCGCGTCAGTGTGGCAGAACACGATGAACGCCGGCTGCACGGCGCGGGTGGCGAAGTTGACGCCAGGGGCCAGGCGGCTGGTCACACGGCGGGAGCGGTTGGACTCCAGCGTGCGGGCGGCCTTGCGGATGGCGTTCAGGCTGATCGCGGTGTTCAGACCGGAACGGGTGGTACCGTTGGCGTAGATCACCGTGGAGCCGGCTTTCAGTACGCCGTAGCGGACCATCTCCATGACTTCGGCCATGGTCTCGCCGGTCAGTTTGACCATCTCGCCGGGGATGTCGTCTTCGTACAGCTGCTCGACCTTCGAGCTGTACTTGAAGAGGATACCGTACTGCTGCAGCTGAACGGTGACGTCCTGGAAGCTGATCGTGTTGCTGTTCGGCGTTACGCCTTCAGCAAGCACGAAGTTGGAAGCCACGATGTTCGGCGTGCCGGCGTAGCGCTGGCTGCCTTCGATCGTGGTACCAGCAGCTACGGCGCCAAACGGCAGCGTGCGGCGGAAGACCAGCGTGTCGGTGCTGTTCTGGGGCATCTCGCGCTGGGTACCGAAGTCGCCCAGAACGGTGATGGGTTGTGCGTGGTCCAGCATGCCCTGCGCGGCTCGGATGAGGTTACGCGAGGCGACTGTGCCGTAATTTTGAATGGCCATTTGCTAAAGCTCCTATGTTTAAGTTCAGAAGCCGCGCTGCTCTTTTCGTTTCTGGAGCTGCTTGGCTTCGTAAGTCCAAAGTTCTTCTGGGGTCATGCTGTCGAGCGTTTTCGACGGGCGTGACGCACCGGGCTTGGTCGTGACCGCGTTATCGAGAGTGGCTTTGCGCTGGTCCTGAATACGGCTCGGCGCGGTTTTCGATGCCTCGAACATGTCCAGCATCTTGACCGCGTCGCTGGCTTTGGGGCTGTAGATCAAGTTGTAGACGTCTACCGGTTGCTTTTTCGCCCACTCCAGAAATCCCTGGTCGTTGACGGTTTCGCGCCAGTTTTCGTACTTCGTCTCGAGCTTCGCGTATTCCAAAGCGTCCTGAGTTTCAGCGCGGATCTGGGCGGTTCGCTCTTCAATGAGCTGATTGATCTGGTCCTGAGAAACACCGCTCTGGCCTGCGCCGACTCTCGTCGACACGTACTCTTCCATCGCCTCCGCCCATTCAGGAAAATCCTGCTTGAGCTGAGTCCACTTCTCCGAATCGGCTGCCGCTTTTGACAGCTCAACGGGCGTCGGCGTCGCAACAGCGGGCTGCTGTTTTTGCTGCTCTCGCTCGCGTTGCCATGCGGCTACACGACCTTCAGTTGTTTTGACGTGATGCCTGAGATCCTCGTTGGCTTTCTTCAGCTCGTCGATTTCTGCCAGCTTGGCCTTTACTGCTTCCGGCAGCCCTGCGAAAGGGTCTTCCGGAACGGGCTCAGGCTCAGGCTCAGATTGCGGGGCGGGTTCCGGTTCTGGAGCCGGGGATTCCGGGTCCATCACTTTGGATTCTTCGTCCCAAACTTTCTGCGCCTCTTCGGCGGTCAACTGCGTATCGTCTGCCACTTCGTCTCTCCGTCATGTTGTCAAGGGCGGCTCTGTGCCCGCCTCTTACCAAGCCCGGCAGTATCAGTAGGACACTGGCGGAGCCTCCACTTCTCGAGTCACCCGGTTGGGCAAGTCGAGTATCCTTTTCAAGAGCCGTATCTCGCCTCGGTAGGCTGCGGTCTCTTCTGGCGATAGACCAATCGAATCGTTTTTGACCCGGACGGCTTCGAGCTCTTTCTTGGCCCAGGCTTCGACCTTGGCCCACTCTCCGGGTTGCAGATTCATCTATCGCCAATCAAATCTTGATAGTTGGCACCTATGCTAAGGAACGGACGCGCGGGGGTCAACTTAGGAACCGCAGCTTGTACAGCGTCGACTGGTACAGGGTGATGATCTCGTCCAGCGCGTTGTTGAGCGCGGTTTCCGCCTTCGGGCAGATCTGCCCGCGGTTGTCTTCGATCCACGCCATCTGCTGCTCGAGGACGTCGCTGATCTCACCTTCAAACTCGTTGTCGCCGAGGGGGATGTCCAGCAGCTCATTGAACCGCCCCTGGTACGCCTCGACGAAGCCGTCGACGAGAGGGATCACGCCCTCGTAAAACGCGCCCAGCGCCATGTGCTCCGCGTACGACATGGTCCGCAGATGCTGCCTGTGCGTCAGATCCCGGGCCACGAACACCATGGCCACCATCATTCCGGTTTGCTTGCTCATTTCAGCCCCTTCATCGCTTTGCTGAGAAGCCCCTTCCGGCTGTCAGCTTTGTTGAATTCTTTGGCGACCTTGACCGGCACCCCGACCTTCGCGGCGAATTTCGGGTCATGCGCGGCGGCTGCCATCATGCGCGCTTGCTTTTGAGATGCGGACGGCATTTGTAAGTTCTTAATTTTATTACCATTTTACTTTGTTGGCCCAGTACGCAGCGCTCATTTTTCCTTTCGATATGTTACTCGCATGGCGGGCTTTGAAGGCTTTATTGCGGGCGGACCCTTCGGGGGATCCCTTCACCCCCTGCTGACCAAAACGGATGATCTTTTCTTTTCCGTTTGAACAGGCTTTGACCACGTGACTTTTCTTGGGGTGGTCGGGCGTCGATCGGGGGGAGTTACACTTCATGCCCCTTGCGATTAAACCTTTGCTCATATCCCACTCCCCATCTGCATTTTCAGTCTACGCTCGGCGGCGAACAGGTTCTGCTTGCTGCGCTCCTTGATCGCCGTCTCGCCCAGCTTGGCCTTAATCTGCTCGAGAGACAGGTTGTTGGCGTTGGCCAGCTTCAGCATTTCCAGCTCGATCATCTGCGCGCGCTCTTCGCGGCGGGCGTTGATGCCCTCCTGCGCGATCTGCAGGCGAGTCTGCAGCTCCGCCAGGTCGCCTTCGTTCTGCGCCTGCGTGCGGGCGAGGTCTGTCTCGGCGCGTATGCGGGCCGCCGCGATGCGGGGGTCTTCGGCCTGGCCCTGCGACGCGGCTTGACGTTCTGCCTCGAGGATCGCCTCGATCTCTTCGTCGGACTTGAATACCTCGGTCGGGTCGACGTGCTGCGCCTGAAGGGCGCGCTCGAACAGTTTCTTCGGGTCGAGGAACTTGCCGTAAATGGGGTTGGCGCCGGCCGCCAGCAGCTGCAGGAAAGCCTGGTTCTGGATGTCGCGGACGATCAGCGTCGAACTGCCGCGGGCGTCCACCGAGAAGTCGCCCTTGATCGACTCGTCCTCGTTGTACAGCATGTTCCAGTCGTAATACCGGCGGATGTGCGGCTTGGTCAGCATGTCATCGAATTGCTTGACCAAGCGTTTAAGTACGACGTTCGCAGAGGTCATCAGCATCTGCATACCGCCGACGGTATCAGGCGCCGTGCCCTGCTCGCCCTGCATGAGGGTCGGCACGCCGGTCTCCGCGTCAGACAGCGCCATCGCCATCTCGATGATGTTCGCCAGCTCACCCTGGTGGCTGCTGAACTCGAACGTGGCGAAAGCCTTGCTCACGTCGTCCACGTCGTCCGTGGCGTACCAGATCTTGCGGGCCGACAGCTGCCACTGCTTGTCAGCGGGCTGGATGACGCCAGGTTTGACGACGATCTGCGGGCCGCTGGTGACCCCTGCGTTGTCCATCATTTGACGCCAGGCGGCGTTCAGCACGCGCTGCTGGGCGCGCATAAGGTACGGCACCCCGTAGCCCCAGATGGTGTTGCCGGCCTTCTCCCAGATGAACGCGTCGTAAGGCAGGGATCCGTCCTCGAGGGGGTTCAGAAACGCCCGCACGACGGTGTCGTTGATCATGACCACCGTCGCGCTGAGTGTGCGCAGGGGGTCCTTCTCGCCGATCTCGACGCCAGCCGCGACCAGGTCTTCGTAGTCCACCTCGCCGGTGTACTCCCACTTCTCGAACAGGTCGTCGGCGATGTCGGTGATCTCCTCGTCGCGGATCTCCTGCAGCGCGCGGCTGCGCTTGGGGCCTTCCTCGAGCACTTTCCGCAGCTGGTCTTCCATGTAGCCCTTCTGCTTGGCCAGCTCGCGCACGCGCTTGGCGGTCAGCTCTTCGCGCTCGTAGATGCCCTTCCCGTTCTGCAGGTCGTTGCCGCATCCGGGATCCGGGTAGATGTTGCGCGGGTCGACGCGGAAACTGGCAGGGGCGCGCTCTTCGATGAACACCATCACCTGCGCGGATTTGCCATCAGGCCCAGTCTGCTTCTTCCATGCCCGGCGGAATCGGTTCATCACCACCGGGCCTTTCAAAATGCCCGTGCCGAACTTGGCCGCGTCGTGGATGACCGCCCTCAGCTCGGCGTTGTAGTTGCACTCGACCAGCTGGTCCTCGATCGTGGTCTGCATGCCCTTCGCCTTTTTCTTGGCGTCGGCCATGATCGCCCTGGCCACCTGCTTCATGGTGACCGGATTACCCTGCTGGTCGGTAACCGGGGCGCCGGTCAAGGGATCCACCGCCGCGCCTTGGTCAGATATTAGCTCGCTGATGCTGGGCTCGGGGGTCGGCATGATCCCCCAGTTGCGGTCGTCAGTCGGCAACAGAATGTCAGCGATCCTGGCCTCCGCGGCGTTCGTCTTTTGCCGCGTGACGCCGATGTAGACGGTCGACCGGTGCGCACGGGCGTGCTGCGTCGTGACCGGGTAGCCCTGTTCGACGCTGGTCATCATCTGCGACGCAGCGCGGTTAACGTTGTCCTTGCTGTTGTACTGGTCCTCGTCCTCGAGCCAGCGCTTGTCGACGCCGGCTGACGCGCGGGCGCGGATCCAGGTATCCCGCTGCCGGCCGAGGGCCATGCCAAACATGCGCAGCTTGCTGATCTCGTTTTCCATCTTCAAACCCTTCGCCTACGGCGCAAAATCAGCGCCATCATACTCCCGCCGTCGCCCTCGCCGCCTGCGTCAAACGCAAACGCCTGGACGCTGAAACTCTGCGTGAAAAAAGCCGTCGATGAAAATGCAGCCATCATGGAACACCTCGCCACAGATCCGCCGGGA